CTGCGAGGCGGACACGACCTGCGCGACCGCCGTCGCCGACTGGTTCTGCAGCGCATCGGCATCGATGCCCTGGGTTTGCTTGGAAAGACCGGTGCGGCTCTCGAGCTCGGCGTCGAGATATTGCAGCATCGGATAAATCGACGTGGTGATGTCGGGCACCACCTGCCAGTTCAGACCACCCGGCGTCTTGGTGCGCACCACGCCGCCCGGACGCGACACCAGGAGGTCGTCGAGCGTGTTCGGGCCGGCATTCGCTTCCGAAACTTCGACCCGCGGATTGTTGTGGAGATAAAGATTGTCCAGCGCTCCGCGCTTGAGCGCCGTCTTCTCCCGCTGCAAGGGCATCACCAGGTCGGCGATCGAGCGGCCGAAGAAGCGATGGGTCACCGGTACCGGCGTCGTCGCGGCGAAGGGGATGTCGTCGAAGGGCGTGATGCAGTCCTTGCCGTCCTTGCGCAGGATTTCGCCCTGGTCGCCGCCGGTAACGACCTGGTAGAGGCAGGGACGGCCGTCGCCTTCGTAGTCCATCCGTACATAGTGCTCGGTAACACGAACCAGTCGCGCGGCGGGGTTGGCGTCGCCTGATGTCGCCCAGAAATGCTCCTCGACCGTATCGCGCGCCAGCGTCTCGATCTCGGTATTTCCAGTGTAGTCGGACAGCGACTTGACCTGCTCGGCGTCAAACCCTTCGGCGATCAGTTGCGCCTCGGTCTTGGTGACGACCTCGTGGAAGCAATAGTTGCAGTCGCAAATCGCGCGCGCGCCGCGCTCAATGCCGAACTCTTCCGGCGGCACCCCCATCACCCGCGCCTGTGCAAGTTTGCGTGTAGTGACGATGGTAACGTCATGCGTGGTCGGAGCCGGCACCGGTAGCGCCGACGCGGCAGGCAAGGAAATAACCATGTGCTTGAACTCGTCGCTAGATAGAGGTGGATTTTGAATTGAATCGACGCGCCGCTCAGCGGCCGGCGCCGGGATTGCTGAGCAAATAGTCCTGGATCAAGCCGAGCAGTCCGCCTGGTGGCGGCTGATCCGGGTTCGCGGGGTCGATACGGCCGGCGTCAATCAACATGCCCAAAATGCCGCCGGGCTTGTCTTGCGGCGTCGGCCGCAGATAGGGAATCGGAGGCTTGAGCGTCGTGAAGACTGATACCGGCGGCCGGCCCAAAGTCGTATTGTACAAATCTCCGTTCGGCCCGTTCGCACGGCCGTTCGGCGCAGGCTTCGGGCCGAGTGTACCAGCCCCGCCGGCCATGCCGCCGAACGGATTTTGCGCGTGCGCGTCCAAAATCCCGACCGGCGTTTGGGTCGGCGGGCCGATCGTGCCGACATCTCGTAGCCGGCTGCCCGCAAGCGGAGGCGTCAGCCGCCGCGAAGAAGGTTGACCAGCATGATCAGCACTCCAACCTGTCATCCCGCCGCCGAGTGGATCTTGCTCGCGTGGCGTCAAGAACGGAACTGCCGGCTTGGCATTTGCGCCAATCGTTCCGAGGTTGCTTTGCACGCGCTTGTCGAATGTGGAGAGTTCATCCTGCGGACCCATCGCACGAGGAATGATCGCATCTGAAATTTGTTGAGGGGTAGCGGTCTAGGTCCCAGAAAAGCCAGGCAGACCTATCCCTGCCTCGATCGACGATACCTTCGCCTTTAGAGGCTGAGGAATGCCGTTGTTGTCAGGAATGCTGCCGTTGACCGTTATGGACGGAAGGATTGTTGGTGCAATATTTAAGCTTGCGCCGTACCCGTGAGTATCGCCAGAGTTCATCCCATTTCTGAGAAAGACCGCGTGAAATCCACCTCCACCGAACCCTAACCCGCCCGTGAGCGTGACTCGAGGAGCCTCGGGCGAGCCCGGAGTGAAGTAGTAGGTCCCGCCTATTCCCGCAAACGGCCCCAAAGGCAGCGCAACAGACACGCCATCCGGCCATCGAGATACGCCCTGGGGCCACGTCAATTTGCGTTCGTTCTCTGCCATGGCTCTCGGCCACCTTGAAGCTTTCGTTTTCAGTCAATATTCTAACGAGCATCCCGTCGAGCTTCCTCCGCATTGGGAACGACGCGGCGCCTTTCAATGAGGATTTTCCTCGATTTGCATTGTTCGGACATGAGAATGAGCTACGTTGGCGCCGTCCTCATCGTGGTGTGGGTGGTCGGGATACTCTGTCTCGGAGGTCTGTACCTGAATGACCTTCGGCGCGTGTACAACTGCTTCGTTCCTGGCGCTCTCCAAACATCACCGATGGACCGCCTAGGCTCGTATGGTTTGCTGCGCTTCCGATTCTCAAGAATTGATCCTGAACTCCTAACCGAGACCGGCCGCGTCTATCGTGCAAGCGCGATCCTGCACGAACGGCTGAGTTTAACTTGGGGCATCTGCGGTTTTATCGTGATTGTGAGTTACTTTGTGGCTGTTCCCCCATCGCGACCTCAGCCCGCGGGGCCAGCGCCCGGGTTGTTGCCCAAATACTCCTGAATCATGCCGAGCAGTCCACCGGCGGGCACCTGATCCGGGTTCGCAGGGTCGATATGGCCGGCATCAATCAACATACCAAATGCCGCCGGGCTAGTCTTGCGACACCGATACTCCATCCGGTCGACGTAACCTGACGCTGCGCGCGTCTCGGCTTGTCGCCTCTGTCTTCTCCGAGGCTGTGCCCACGCCATGCACAGAGTGCGCGATGATCTTCATCGCGCCCTGCGATTCCGCGACAGCCTGCACCAGCAGCGCGAACTGGTCGTCGGTGAGGTCGTAATAGGTCTCGCGGCTCTCCTCCTCGCGCTCCTCCCACCACACCTTCACGATGCCGACCTTGGAGAGCAGGGCATCCTTGATGAAGGAATAGAGGATCATGAAGCCCGGGTTCTGCTGCATGAAAACATGATTGACGTAGTCGGTCTCTTGTTGCGCCGCCGCCTCGTCTTCGGGGCCGACCGGCTCGAAGCGCACGACCTCGTCGGAGCCGGCAAAGATATCCATCAGATGCGGCATCAGGCCCTCGATGGTGTCAGCGACGTCGGTCGAGACCGCGCGTGAGCGGCCGTCCGGCGCCGGCATGTCCTTGCGCATGTCGCCGAGATAGTAATCCATCGCATCGGCCCGCTCTTCCATCAGCCGCGCGGCGGAGATCGCGGCCAGTGCGTTCGCCTTCTCGGAGGCAAGCATCGCTTTGAGATCGGAGGTCGACATTTTGGACATGGGCAAGCGGACTCAGTTTGAGACTACGGTAGGATTGGTCAGCAGTGGCGATCAGCGAGAACAAATGCGGGGAAGCGCGCTGGCATTGCGCTTCGGTTCATCCGTTGCTCGTGACGGCGACTTATCGCCGTGGCCAGTCGGGACGCTTCAGCTTCGCCTCCGACCAGGTCTCGCGGCCCGGCTCGTCCAATTGATCCGGAAAGCCCCAGATCGGCGGTGGCACCGGATAGCTCGGCACGGGCTCGCCGGTCACGATACCGAGCGGCGGCGTGGCTTGCGTCGGCTGCTGCACCCGATAAGGGTTGAGCGGAGCGCCGGCAGACGGCGACGAGACCCAGCTTCCGAAGCGATCGTTGAACGAAGGCGTATCGTGCGGCGTTGGCAACTCATTGGGCTGAACGCTGGGAGCAGTCACGCGCTGCACGACGGACGGCAAGGCATCACCGATGCGGGTGGTCAGGCGCCGGATCGGTTTCGCCGGAGCAAGAGGTGGCGCCGCGCCCGACGAAGCATCGCTGGGAGTTGGCACACCTGTCGAACCCGGCGCGCCGCCAAAACCGTAAAAGTCGTTAGTGCTGCGGTTGCGCAGATATTGCTGATGTTCGCCGACGTAAGCCGGCGGCGCCGGATTGGGATCGATCGGGCCTTGCGCATCCCAGTAAGCACTGGGATCGATGACGTTGCCGTCGGGATCTCTGAGTATAGTGGACGTGCTGAGCTTTTGTCCCAGTATTGCCCATCGTACCAATCAATTGGCCGGCCACGACGGGATCGCCCACCGCGACATGACGCGCATTGGTATGCAGGATTTCGTGAGTGAAGCCATTCGCATCCCTGATCGCAATTCTGCCCACGGTCCCCTCGCCGGCGTTCGTGACGATGCCGGTCACTGGCGAACGCAGCGCCGGGTGCGTAAGATTGATGCCTGTTTATCCCTTGGGACCAACGTTGTAATTGAAGTCCGCAGCACGGTGAAACTCCCATCCGCCATCGATGAACCTCCAGCCCCATCCGCTCGTACGATGCGGTTCGAAGGTGCTGCCTTCCATTTCGGTCGGCTGCAGCACGCGCCGCATGATGTCCTGCCAAGACATGCTCGGTCTCCATTGAAATGACCTATCTATGGTCCGCAAAGGCGCGATACGCGCGATAGGACCGCGCGAAAAAGAAATTTTTTGAACCGGGGCGCGCCTTCAGGCGACCGCGCGGATCAGCGGACTGCAGGCAAGGAAAATTGCCAGGCAAATGACAAATCCGACCCAAGCATGGGTCACTCGACTATTCGAATGCTAAGACCATCGACGCGCACCGAGAAGCACGCGATAATGAGCTCGAGGTCTCGCGGAAAAAGCTCCTCGCCCGAATGCACAACTGACTTCTATTCCAGCGGTTGCAATGCTGCCTCGCCTACCATCTTGCAATAGTTGGATTTGGCGAGCAAATCGATGTTACCTCTGTATTGGACTGCTGGAAGCGAGAATTCCAACTGATCGTTGAGCCGATTAAGCTCACCTCTCTTGGCGCCCGCGGACATCTTCTTGTCGGCCTTGACTCGGGCAATGTCCGCGCGGATCGCCGCCACCCGACCAACATATTTGCCGGTCACCTTGTCGAATCCGGCGCAGGTCACACCGACCGTCTGGGTTACGTCCTTGTATTCTTCGTAACTGGCGAGGCCGTTCTTCCTCGCAACCGCGTCGAGCTTTTCGATATTCTCCGGCACGTCATCCGGGGTTTGCCTGATCGCCTCTGCCGCGGCCAACACGCCGAGAAGCTGCTTTTCGGTCAGGGGGATCTGCTTCTCCGGAATGAACTGCTTCTGCGGCGGGGCTTGCTCCGGCGCACCGTCCGTGGTCTGCGCTCGCGCAATCTGATCGCCAGCGATGACCGCACAAGCCGCCAGCAAGAAAATGCGCAGGCTCGCAGCCTTAGGACGCGCCGCCCCACACATGAGCTTGTCTCCTCAGTTCGTGATTGACGTGGTCGATTTGACACTCATCGCCGCGCGACACAGTTCGGAGCCTGTCGTAGTATTTGGACCAGATTGATATTGTCTTTGTACTGGAGCGGAAGCAATGCGAACTGCAGCTGGTCGTTGAGATCGGTAGGGCTTTCCTTCTTGTCCTCGGCGGACATCTTTTTGTCGCCCTTGACTCGAGCGATACTCAGCTTGATCAGCGCTTCCCGACCCACATATCTTTTCGCTACATCGTCATAACCGGACATGACCAAACCGGCATTGGCTCCAATTTGCTTGTATTGGTCATAACTGGCGAGCCCATTCTTTTTCGCAACGGCATTGAGCTTGGCGATCGTTTCCGGGTGCAGCTTGTCGGTGCCTTCTTCGGTACTATCAGTGGTCTCGTCAATTTCGGCGGTTGCCGCAAGACAGCCCTGGAGCAGCTTCTCAGTCAGCGGCATCTGATTCACCGGAAAGGCTTGCTTCTGCGACGCAGATTGTTGCTGCGCCGGCGGCAGTCTGCGCCTGTGCGTCGCCGTTGCCGCCAGTGATCACGGAAGCCGCCAGCAACATGATGCCCGGCGCCGTCGCGAGGCGTGGCATCCATTCGCGCATGAGCTTCTCCCCCGCCAAGGTCTCTCGATTACCATCTAAGAACAAATAACGAACATCGTCAATGTGGAATATCTGCGAGCATGCGCGTCGCGCGGTCAAAAACTCACCTCCACCCTCTCTCCTCATAGCGGATCGGCCGGTTGAAACCTGCCGCTCTTCCCGGCGCCTCATGGCAGATCGCCATCAGCCCGAGTGCGTCGGCGGCATGCGACGACCAGTCGTGCTCCGGGCCGAGACCGATATTGCGCACCTCGTCCTTCTTCTCGTGATAAAAGCCGAGCGCGTCGCGGCCGACTTCGGTCGTACTCTCGCTGAACCACAACTGCGGCCCAAGACGCCGCAGCGCCTCGATCCGCATCATCGCGGCTCCCCTGCCCTGGTTCTTCACCGGGGGCTCGACCGCAAAGCCGGCCTCGCGCAGATGATCCTCGTAACGCTTGCCGGTGATGCTGTTGGCGGCCATGCCGTCATGCGGCAGATAAAGGATCGCATGCTGGTAGCCGCGGGTGCGCAGCCAGTTCACATGAAACGCCAACACCTGGCCGACACTCTCATAATAGTCCAGCACGCGAATTTCGGTCCCGACCCACTGCACGATCCAGATCGTGAAGGCGTCCGCAGCCGCACCGGCGCCGCCGATATCGATGAAGGCGCGCAGCGGCAGCAGCGGATCGGCGGAGACCTTTCCGATGCGCCCGTCGCGCCTC